TCCATACTTTAGGCTTTTCAGTTTTAGCCCGAGTTTGACTCGCGCGGGAAGTTTTTTTATTAGTTTTCTTTTCCATATGCTTATACCTCCTTCGCGGCTAATTGTTTCGCATATTCTTCTAGCGGCACACCTAATCGTTTAGAAATAGCTACCTGTGATGGTGTGAGTTTCACAGTTTTTCTGCGTCCCTTTGCGGCCGGACGATTTGCACTTGCAACAGTCTGAACTGGTTCAGCTGCTGTATTTGATCCCACATTATCAAATTTGTGTGGGAATTCAAGTCTTATTCGTTTATCAACTTCTGCATAATATTCGTCAGACTGACCATCAAAACCTTCTTGTTCTACAAGCTGTTTGTGTATGTCAAATGCCGTGTAAGTCATTGCATTATCAGTACCAAACCAAGGATTTTTAGCTGCCCAAGCGTCTGCTTTAGGGTCTGGCTGTCTTTGTGCTTGTGGTCTTGGTGCTTCTGGCTCTTGTGGAGCGACCACTTTTTGGTCAACTTCTTTTATTCTAGCCAGTCTACTAGCATCCATTGATAATTGAGCTAATTCAGTTTGAGCTGCAACTTGAGCGTTTACATCACCTGACGCAATCGCTGCCGCCAGTTTTGTTTGTATAGCCTCTGTTCCTGACGTAACTCTTTTTTCAAATTCTTTTGTGTAGTCACTGTCTAATGATTCATATCTTTGTCGATATTTATCAGCATAAGTTTTTTGATTTTTAGCATACTCAATGGCTTCTTCTTTTTGTCTTTCAGCCTCTCGCATCTTGTGCGTAAGTTTAGCTATTCTTTTTTTGACACTTTCAGAATATTCAGACAGCTCCTCTTTTGGCTCTGCCTTTTTTACTTCTTCTGGTTCTTCGTGTGTTGTACCAGGAGAGTCAGCAATTTCTATTTCTGGTTTCTCCTCTGGTTGTTCTTCTTGTGGTGCTGCGTCAAGATCTATTTCTGTCTCTTGTTCGTCTAAATCACCAACATCTATTTTTTCGTCTAGCATAGTAAATCCTCCTATGATTACATTGCGTGAATAAGATCTTTAGGATCTCCTATTGTCCCAAGTATCTCATCATCGTTTAACATTCTTATCTCTCCACCATCTATTTCCATGCGTGACCCTGCATATCTTGCAAAAATCACCCAATCTTTTTCTTCGCACCATGCTCCTGTAGGATATCTTTCCTTATCTGCATAACACAGTGGACCTTTTTTTAAAACATAACCAACTTGTACAGCAGCTCTTGCTCTGTCTAATGTTTCTTGTGCAATAATTATTCCGCCTTTTGTTTCTTCTTTAACTTGAAAAGGCATAACTAAAATACGCCAACCTGTAGGGTTAGGTAATTTTTCTAAATTTGTTTTGGTAGGTGCTTCTGTAGCTTCTTTGTCTTGTTCTTCGTATTTATTTTCTAATGCGTGTGACTTTGTCATCATCGTTATTTGGCTCCTTTGGTTCTAGCAGGTTAGAGAGTTCCTGATTTATATTATCCGTTGCATGGATCTTACCTAAGATATACTTATATTCTTCGTAATTGTCAATCCCGCCGTTTGCGAGAGTTTGTATCAGAACTTCCATTTGAGATTTCATCTCCCTCTGGAGTTTGTATATTACGTTTATTGGGTCTGTAGCTCCTGACATATTTTTTCTTTTTTTCTCCTAATTGTGCCCAGAACTCATCAAGTGGATTCTTGGGTTTATTTTTATCCCCCATCTTTTCCCCCAAATGTATTTTTAAGTCAATTTACTTTTTCTTGAAAATATCTACGCCCTTCAAACCGTATATCGACGCCACGACCCCGACAAAAAGCGTCTGGTACCAGAAAGGGAGATTATTAAACTGCTCAAAGAACATGTGCAATTTTTGTTGTATGTCTGGATCCTCACTAAACACACTCCATATCAATAAAATCACTGGGGCACTTACGAGGATCAAAACGAACTCGTCTTTCCATCCCTTGTCGTTTGACTGCCTTACAGCTGCCTGATACTCGATTTCGCCACTTGCCATTTTCTGTGCATGCAACATAGCTGCATCTGACTCGAGCATTTTACGCTGCTGTCTATTTTTCATTATGTGTGTGCCAGCGCCGATTGCTAGTTTGACTACGTCAAGTATCATATGATTATGTGAAGTTACCTATTAGTAGAACTACTACCACGAATGCGACTGCACAAACTACATACTTATGTTCTGTCCAGTAATGCATCGCTTTTGCTTTTATTGATTCGATCATTTGCGTCTCCTCTTCTTATTTACACCTGCTTCACTTAAAGCGATAGCGACGGCTTGTTTCCTATTCTTTACTTTTTTCTTACTTTGTCCAATGTTTAATTTACCTTTTTTGAACTCACGCATTACCTTGCTGATTTTCTTTTCTTTTTTCATAGAAAACCTAAATACGCTCTAATGTAATCGTCGTTGTAACCCTGTGATTGTAGTCTGTCATATACTCTTAATTGTTGTTCATCGAGTGTGTTCTTGTAGCCTTGTATATCTTGTGCATTCATTTCAGCTTGTAGTGCTGCTCGTTCTTCTGCTGATATTTCTGGTCCTCTTGTGTTCGCTTGTGTTTCTGCTTGGTTTGACATACCAGTTGCTACTTGTGCCATCTGTTCTGGTGTTAATTGACCTTGATAGTTTGCAATAGCATTTATGTAATTAGAAGGTGCGTTTGTTAAGTTTGCAATATCTCCAAGTTCAGGATTGTAAGTGCCATCTTCATTTAACTTAAATGGACCTTCGTTCATAGTTAAAGCTGCAAACATACCTAAAGGAAGTCCTGCAGGGTTCATTCCCATCATAGTCGTAAAAGGGTTTGCAAAAATGGTTTTGCCTATGTTCTGTGCTAAATTTGTAATACCATCTTGTGTTGGCATTGTTGGGTCATAATTAGCAATTGCACCAGGTATGCCAGTAAAATAATCACTTACACTAGTAAAAGCATCTGCAATATTTTGACCTGTGATATTACCTGCATCATATAAATTACCGTAGTTTGCATTTACAAAAGCACCAAAGTCACCACCAAATAGTTTGTTAGTAGGATCTACTTGATTTAATATTCTTTGTTGTTGATCAGGTCTAAGACCACCATAAACCCTGTTTACATAGTCCATTTGCGGATTGTATTTAAACGTAAGGTCAGGATTAAACATAGCCTCAACAATATTATGGGTATGTATACTAGGATCATAATCTGTAGTTGTAGTTGTAGTTTGATCATTACTAGTTGTGTCATCAGCAAGAGCTGAAGAACCAGTCTTATCTAGTCTTTCCAAAGCTGCGTCAGTAGTTGCTCTGTTGGCGTTATAATTAGTTCTTTCACGATCTTTATTGCCACCACCGAGGTTACCTTTTTGGTTACCACCTCCGTAGCCTCTATCTTTTCTTTCTCCCGCTCTGTCTGGATCACCCATGTCAGCTCCGCCACCACCAAAGAAACCTATACGGCCACCTTGAGCCATTTTCTGTTTTCTTAGTATAAATTCGAGTGGATTATTCATCGATAACAGTTGCTTTCATCTGTTTTATGCCGTCTTTTGCAAGTGAAACAGACGCTCTAAGCTTAGCATGTTCGTCATCTTGCTGTAATTTAGCATCAAATTCTTGACCTCCTCTGATCAATTTTAACGTGTCCATATTGGCTTTTTCTTCGCTTTCTTTCTCTTTTCTTTGCTGATCTTGGGCTCTTAACTGCACTTCATCGGCTTTTAACTTCAATAATGGGTCATTATCGAGCTGATTTAGCACTTTTTTCTCTTCTTCTAGGTAATCAGTGGTTAATTGTGCGATTAATTGGGACTTTCTAGCCTCAATTTTGTCAGTTTCTTGCTTAATTTGCTGTTGAACTTGCATAACTTGCGGATTTTGCGGGTTCATACCGCCCATTTGTTGCATATTTTGAGTTAATTGCTGAATTTGTGCAATTTCTTCAGTAAATTCTAGCTGAACTTGCTCTTGAGCCATCAATGCAATGTGTTCCATGCAGTTTTTTGACAATAATGCCAATGCTTGAGGGTTGTTTCTAGCCATAAATGTACCCATGAATGTCAAATGCGCGTCCATGTGTGCTTGATGGTCTTGTCCTGGGAACGCTTTGAATGGTTTTCCAGACATCGCCATAATATTTTCCATAGCAGGGTCCATAGGAGCAGGTTTTTGTGGCGGTGGTAGTATGACATTTACGTTTTTTATACCAAGTGCTTCATACATACCTCTGTACGCTTCATACAAGTTGTGCATTTTTGGATTTGACATTGCTAATTGCAATGCGCTTTGTGCAACTGTAATTCTTTGCGTTTGTGAAAAGATGTTTGGATCTGCTACAGGTATGATGTCTATTCTTTCGTTAAAATCTGCTTGTTTAATTTGTTTCTGTGCACCGATAATATCGTATGGATAAACAGGTGGTAAGAAAGTTGCAAACGCATCCGCTAACAACATAAACTCACATTTCATAGCTGCATATAATCTTTTGTGAATTGCAGACATAACTCTAGAACCTCGTTCTAGTAATGCAACGGTTGTGCCAACTGCTGCACTTTGGTTTCCGTCACCGACCTGCATATCTGCTATGCTCGCAAAACGTTGCCCAGATTGAACTACAAAATCCATAAGCTGTAGCAACGTTGCGTTAGGGCCTTTGAACGGTAAAGGCATGAATGCGTCGCTTAAGTTTCCACCAGGAGCATCGACATCTCTGAACTCACCCGGCTGCAACGGTTGAGCTTCATCACGTACTCTAATGCCTCGCATTTTGAATCCGGCCGGTAAATTTGACAAGGTGCCAGCGTCTAGTAATTGTCTTAGTGCTGCAGTTGCAGTTCTAGACAATCCGCCGATCATGTGGATTAGGCCGAACCCATAGAAGCCAAGTCCTGGTAGGAACTTAAAGTGAACAAAGTATTCTTTTCTTGTTTTGTTTTGATCTTGCATGTCATAGTTTCTTCTGACAGATAAAACTTTTCCTGATCCTTCATCAATAGAAACTATGTAAGGAATTTTTAAACCTGTTGGTTCTTGCATCTCATCTAACTCTTCAAAACCAGGTAAATCTAAGTGTGTATGAAATTCTAAAATATTGTAGATTTCATCACTGTGTGGATCTACGCCACCTAGCTCGTCTTTTTTCTCTGTGACCTCACCAACATTTTCATCCTCTTCAACAGGCACGTCAGCATAAAAACCAGACAACTGTTGTTTTAGTAAATCGTTGCCTTTCATTTTTATTTTGTGAATAATTGTTTCTGTGTCGTCTAAACTAGTTGCAGTGTATGGAACATACAAATCTTCTGCAGGTACAAATTTAGAAACACAACGACCTAGTAACTGGTCGTAATAAACTTTTTTAAATGTAGAACCTGACAGTGGTAGGTTAAATAACATTTGGTCAAACTCTGGCTCGTACTCTTTCATCTCAACCATAATCTGATAGTTCATAAAATCTTTTACACGATCAGCTTGTTGTTCTCTTTCAGGTGTAACAGCACCAACTATCTGTGCTCTTACAGGTCCATCAGCTGGTAATAATTCTTTGTATGCTAATGCTTGAAACTGTGTAACTGCCTCTGCAAGTACAGGGTGTGTTGCACCGCTTGCACCTCTAAAAGGTTCTGCTCTGTCTTCATATTTAAAACCAAGAAGGTCCATACCTTTTGTGTATGTATTTTCCCAGTCTTGTCTTGACGCTTTGCAGTCTTCGTAAACTTCTATTAAATCACTAGCTAGTTGCTCAGCGTCATCTTCATTCATTAAATTTACTAAATTTTCATTATGACCTTGTGGTCCTAAAGTTGCATTCAATGCCTGTGGATCAAAATCAATTGTTGCACCACCGTCTTCATCTTGTGTAACTTCTATCGGTGGTTTTGTGTTTGCTTGTTGTTGCAACATTTCTGTTGCAGCGGCTGCGCCTGCTTGTGGTCCTTTTATTTGAAATGAACGTCTTGGTCTTGGAACGTTCAATGTTTTCTTATCAATTACCATAATGTACTCTCTCCTTAAATTTAGAAGCTATACCGCCGCGAGCCATTCCAACTCTACCACCGTTAGCCATATCGTCTATTATATTTGGGTCTGTTTGTTTATTTACAAAATCATCTATTATAGATTTTTTATCATCTATTTTTCTACCACCGGTTGCAAATTTTTCCCAATTACTAAGATCACCTTTCATGTCATCGTAATCACCAAAGTTTTCGTAATCGTATGGGTCACCTTTTGCGTATTCTCCTGCTTCAAATTGTGGTTTTTCTGTCACCACTCCTCTCTTGCCAAACTTATCTGTCATAATCTTATTTTGACCTGGGACGTATTCCATAGAAACTTGTTGGTAATCGTTACCTCTACCAGTTACTGTAATTTTACCTGTAGCCATATCTTCGTACAAAATGTAATCATCTAATTGATAAATTTTTTCAGTGTCACCACCTGATGTAAACTGTGCATATCCTGGTTCGCTTGTAACTTTACCTTTGCTTCTAATTCTGTTTACAAGTAATGGAAACCAATCAGGCATTCCTGCAACGGGAGAAATAGTTTTTGCTTTTACTACTGCAGGTGCAACTTTGTCGGCTGCTTTAAAAGGCATCATCAGACTTGCAAGTCCTGCACCCATGAGTCCTAAGAAACCACGTCTATTCATTTTTGGTCCGCCACCACCTTCTGCAAACCCTATACGACCACCCTCTGCTCTACCACCTGGAAATTTGTTAGGGTCCATTTGATCAAAGATAGCTTCTTCGTTAGAACCACCTGCATTCAAAATACCTCTGCCTTCTAGTGGTTCTGTTCTAGGTTTTGTCGTATTCATGTCTGCCAACATTTTTGTTAATTTTTCTTGGTCAGCTGGTAACATTGGCGTGTCTGTTGTAAGACCACCTGTCATAATTAATTTTAATATTCCTTCTAGTTCTTTGTCTGTTTTTGCTTTTGGTTTTTTCATCGGCATCATCGGTAAACGTGACTCAAATGCTGCGTCTTCGTTTGCTCCGTGACTACCACCATGAGCAAATCCAATACGACCACCTTTTGCATTTAGAGTTCTGTTCTTACCACCAGGTACATATGTGCCATCATTATATGCATTTTCTATTGCTTCTGCTTTTCTAAAGTCCCCTTCTTCAATAGCTTCCATAATTTCGTCTGTTGCTTGTTGTTTTAAATCTTCCTGTGCTTTATTTATTTTTGCTCTATCTGTTGCACCTGATGCATCTTCAAAAGTTTTTGCATTTGCTTTTTTAATAGGATCATCTTCTAGGTCTGATAGAAGTTTACCTTCTTCTAGTCCCTTCATTTGTGCCTTGTATTTTTTACTATTCATAGGCACACCTAATTTAATTAGTCTAATATCTTTTTCTGATAATTGGCTGTAAGGAATAATATCTGATGGGTCGTCTGTAACTCTAAACCCATATTCATCAGCCATGTCATATGATTTTTGGAAATCGTCGTCTTTAAAAACTCTTTCTCCTGCTTTAAGTTTAAATGATTTTTTATCTCTAAGAACTGGTGGCACATATTCTGTAGGTTGTCTTTCAGAAAGTCTTTTCAAAAATTCATCTACAAACTCTTCAAAGTCTCCTTGGTTTGCTTTTTTAACACCTACAAAAGCCTCTAGCATTTCATCGTTATCAAAAGTTGTTCGCTTTGGATCACCAACTTCATATCCTTCGTTCATCATGTCAGCAATTGTTTCTCTAATATCTTTATCTGATCTATTGGTTGCTTTTTGTACGTCTGATGAAAAACTGTCTAATTCTTTTGTTGAAACTTGTTTTGGTTCTGGAGATGTTTTTCTTGCTCTTAGCGCTCTTTCTGCTTCTAGGTCATCTAAACTTATGCCACGAACTTTCATTATATATTCGTCCAACGACATAACGTCTGCATCTACGCTATCTACATATTTAGCAGATAAGGCATCATCAGAAAACTCTCCTACACCCGTTCTCTTTTGCATCTCAGAAAAAGACTCTGGGTTATAGCTGTATTCTTTTGTTAAGACATTACCTTCTTCATCTATCACCTCACCTTGTTTTTTAAATTCACCTGGTGGTGTAGTTTCATCATAGCCTTTAGTAAAATCATCTATCTTTTTAATTTTGTCAGGAGAAACATCTACAGTTTCATCTGCCATGCCCAATATTTTTTTAAGAAAACTACCTATTCCTTTTTTACTAGCCATTAATAGTACGTCCTTTGCTGTTGTGGTAACTCTTCATCCTCGTAGTCTTCTGGATGTTCTATAAAGCCACCTTGCCTAAATCTCATTACTGCTTGAGTCATGCTATCAACTAGGTCATCGTGTTCCCCCAGTGGAAATGCAGCGCACTCCTCAATCATCTCTTCAGCAAACTTGCGGTCCGGATAATAAATCATGCCTGACTCAAATAACGGAGCTACAGAGTTCACTCTAGTATGTTTATCATTTCCCTTGCTTGGTGTAAAGTTAATAACCGGTATGCCCAATTTACGCATTTCATACGTCAAAGGCAGTCCTGACGCTTTTGCCTCAACAATGACTGTTTCTGGTTTCCAATAATCATACTGTTCTTTCGCTATTCTACGCAGTTCTGGAAACTCGTATCTATCCTTTACAAGATCTAATAGCATAAGCCTCGGTCCCGTGTCCTCGTCTGGTTGGAACACTCCCCATGTAGTTATGGCGCTGTAGTCAGCTGTTTCCTTCTTCATAAACGCGGTGTCATAAGATTGGA